GTAAAATTTTAATAATTTTACCGAGGATTTATTGCGTGGAGGAACTGTATACTTGTGGAGTTGCGGTGATAAAAGGCGCAATTAGTGGAGTACCGCTCTCTCATTCTATGGAATCTCTTATCTTTCATAGTTTTAGATGATGTTCTTGCTAAGGTTGTAGTCCGTCTTTAATTTATACGGCGTCATAAGAAGCGTGACATTATTTCTATGCAGTTTACGGATGTGCTTACTGCTATAACAAAAACACTGACCAAAACCTTTTTAGAGTTGTAGGTAAATACAATTCAGAACAATGATGTGTTCTATACTCTGTATATAATTCGTGTGCAGAATGAAGATTTGGAATACTGGCATGTCGTTTCGCCAGTGGCAAAACCGAACGACTAGAGGATTTTATTAATACTTTTTCCTCGAATAAAGGTTGTGAGTATCGTCCTCTCATAACCCTCGATTAATAATGTATATCTCATGTGATTAGCATGTCTCAGGGGAAGCACCTGGGACTCTGATGCACGGTGTGAACGAAACTGGAAGAATCTTTTCTACCCTAGATATCTCTTTAGTAAGAAGGTTTGAATGATTTGTATAATGATAGTTGAAGAATTATAACAGATGTTACCATACTGATTATGCCAATTTTTAATAGGCAATCAGTTAGGAATCTGTTTTTCTTTATTAAGCTTGATATTACAATGTTTTTGAATCTAATGAAAAATTGAAGAAAGATCGAATTGATAGCACTACAGTGGATACTTTGTTGCTAGGAGTCTCCTCTTTTTATAAGATGAGTGTGTGTGGAGCTTATGCCGATAAGCTCACTTTTGTGGTAAAGCCTGAGGATCGGTTGTAATTTTAAAATGGATCCCCTTCAATCTTTATGTAACATTGCGTATAGTGCCCCCGCATATTGGGGCCAACGTGTGGATGTGCAGAACTTCTTTGGAGATCTGCGTAGTGCAGCAGCCAAGTTGGATGCTGTGTATGGTATGGGAAACTTGATAAAATTAGCAGAAGATGCTGCTTTGTTTCTCTACCTCGTGACTGGAGCGCGATCCTTTACTGATGTAGCTGTGTACGTAGGGACGTTTGTCAAGCTACAGTGCGGCGATGAGCCCTTGATTTACAAGTGCAACATTGATATGTTGCTAGCGGCATATACCGATATTTTGGCAGAGGAGTCAGTCCAAAGTCTTGGTGAAGTGTTAGGTGAATCTCGTAAGGCATTAGACAATTTTAAAACTTGTCTAAACAGTAAAATCGCCACTAAAATCCGGAAAATGACACTTGCATGTGTTTCTGTTGGCTTATTTGAAAAATTGAATATCGATACTAGGAAATTAGGGTATTCCGAATTCGAAGTTATGCATGCAAAACGAACTGTCCCGTCCGGTGTAGATTTTGGGTATATGGTTTTAGATACGATTTTGTTTCTGCTCGAGCGAGCCAACGTGGCCGCTGCGACCGGTAATGTTTTCTCCATTTTTCATAGTGGAGATCGTTACGAAGAATGGTCCCGAGAGTGCCTAGAGCTTAAAAGAATGTCAAAATTGTTGAATGATCCGAGTCACCATGGCTTTAGTGAACCTGAATTTTATCGTCGTTTAGACGATGCTCTTGAAATTGGTAGGCAAATTGTTAAATTAGCTAATAATTTTCATGGAGCAGAGAAAAAGGCCTGTGTGTACCAGCTCAACGATTTGTTGATGCTTAGGGATGATCTCGTCGTCAAGAAGGCGGCTCGAGAACCTCGGAAAAATCCATTCCCCATTCTTTACGTAGGTAAAACATCTATTGGTAAATCTTCTTTAATTGATATCACATTTCATTATATTGCCAAGTTGTTAGACCTGCCCTCTGACCCATCGTACAAATATACAAAAAATGGGTTTGCAGAGTTTTGGGATGGTTTTAAAACAAGCCAGTGGTGTGTGGTTATAGACGATATAGCTTTTATGAACCCAAATACTGCTTCAAGTTCGGGAGGTGATCCATCAGTGATGGAGATAATTCAAATTAATAATAGTGTAAACTATGTACCGAACCAAGCAGCCTTAGAGGATAAAGGCCGCATACCATTGAAGAATAGGGTCACATTAGCGACCACAAACACGAAGCATTTGAATGCACAATTTTACTTTTCATATCCAGTAGCTGTGCTTCGTCGTTTTCCTTACGTCATTCACGTTACACCTAAACCCCAGTATGCTACTGGTGGAATGCTCGATAGCGAGAAGGCTCGCAATGCGACAGATCCTCATGATTTGTGGCATTTTAAAGTTGAGAAAATAATTGGTGTTAAGAAAGATGGTAAGGACCCTCTCTTTGAAGAAATTCCAGAGTTTGATAATCTTAATAATTATCTAACGTGGCTTGGGAAGACTATTTTGGCCTTTGAAGCCAACCAAGAGAGAGTGATTAAGCAGCTTAATGGTTTAGAATTTACAGTTTGTAAAAATTGCTGCTCAATCAGTGGTTGTGATTGTGAAATGATTCAAAGCCGTGGCCCATATGAGGATGATCCACGTGTGCGTTATTTTAATGCTGCCAATGCTTTGTTCCATTGTATCGATTATCGTGGAAGAAAGTATTTTTACGTTTGGTCTAGAACCGGCGGTTGGAAGTATGACAGGGAATTTGATGTCAAAGTTCGTACGATGTTTGGTTTCGTAGATGTGGAACAAATGTTGAACGTTGACTATAAAGAACCCTGGGAAGATGCACACAATTACGGTCGTACTTATATGATTAGTGGAGTGGCGCATCCCAATCCAAAATATGATTGGGATGATGCTCCATTATGGGCTAATGTGCTAGAATTAGCGTTAATGGAAACAAATTCTCATATGTTGCACCCCTTTCCCTTGCCTGAAGTGGTGGAAGAGAAGGAAGATGTACAAGCTTATGAAGAGATTGCAGGATATGGCACAAAATATGAAAGAATGTGCAATATAACATCCTCTTTCTTCTGGTGGAAAGTCCGACAAGTGCGCGACATGGGTATCGCGTGGTCTGGAATTTTCGCCTTAGCTTTAATGAGAACGTTTCCCGGTTTGGCTTCGATTATTTTTTCCTTAATAGCCTTTGATTTGATACCCCATCTTAGTAAATATCCAGTCTTTTGGAGAATCCTTGGAAATTCCGTTGTGAAAAAGATTCGACAACCGACTTGGGTTGTGCCTGCTATTAGCGGTTTGACTTTAGTGTTAGCCGGCTATTGGTGTGTGCTTAAGCTTAGGGGTAATGTAGTTGAGGACCTAGTTGAAAACCATCAAAGTGTTGATGAAGTGGAAAAAACAGTAGGTCGAAAGCCTGAGAAATCTGAAGAGGACGAGAAACGTGAGAACGTCTGGTATAAAGACGATTGGAAATTATCTCCGGTTGATCTTTCCCCTCAGATCACTAGTAATGCAGCTCAATCTCGTGAATATTTTGAAGAAAAATTAGAAAAACATTTAGTTCACGGAAAATTTGTGTCTCCTATTGATGAACATAGGAACTATGTTCGGGAGGCTCGAATGATAGCTGTAGGTGGTCAGGTTTTACTTACTAATAACCATTGTGTCCCAATGAAACCAAAAATGCGTTTACGCGTTGTTGTTTCAGATCAGATGGGTCAAGTAGGATCAAATTTCGAAGTAGATGTGTTCGAGAGTGAAATTTTGCGATTCCCGGATCGTGATCTAGCTTTTGTGCGAGTACGTTGTTTGAAGTTGTTTGCCAATATCGATCATTTGTTTCCAAAAATAAGTTATCGTGGTAAATTTGACGGTACGTGGATGACGCGTACGCCTTATGGTGTAATCGAACGCCGAAAAATTGTAGCGTTAGTCCCAGCTTCATTTAGTTCCAAAGATCTGGTAAACTTAAAAACTCACGTCTTCCGTGGATATGTTGATAAACCCACGAACGACGGTGATTGCGGATCTTTGTATGTACAACATACTCCTTCAGGTCATTTATTATTGGGCATTCATGTTGCTGGTGGAATGAACACTGCAGTGTGTGTACCTGTTGACTCTGTTATAGTAGAAAAGGCCTTGACTCATTTTGATAAGTTTAAGGTACAGGCAGGCCGAATAATGATCTCTGAAAAGTTGGGTCCTATGCATCCTAAGTGCCCACTTCGTTATATTGAAGAAAGTGGTTATATGGAATCATATGGATCTCTCAAAAATTATCATACCATCAAGGGTTCTAACGTTGTTCCAACTTTATTACAAAAATTTCTCGTGCGTGAGAAAGGATTTGTCGTTAAACACGGCCCACCACTTATGTCAGGGTGGATCCCGAAACGCCGAGCTTTTGTGGACCTCGTTAAACCCCAAACGACTGGCATTGATTTAGAATTGTTAGATGATTGTGTTCGAACTTTTGCAGAGGATGTTTGGAATGAGCTTAGTGTTGAATCTCGTAAAATGATTCATATTGTAGATTTAGATACAGCACTTAATGGAGCTCCTGGTATTCCATTCATGGAAAGAATGAATATGAGCACTTCATCTGGTTATCCGTATAGCGTTCCAAAGCGCCAATTGTGTTTAGGCGATAATGAGCATTGGGATTTACCACCCGACGTTCTTGAACGCGTACGCATTGCTATTCGTGATGGTATGGAAGAAGGTATGTCAACTGATTTCGTTTTTGATGGAGCGAAGAAAGATGAGCCGACACCATTCAATAAGATCGAAGAGGGAAAGACTCGAATTTTTAATGTAGGATCTATTGAATCGATGATAATAGGTCGCATGCTCTTTATGGGTTTTATGCGTTGTATCATGTCGAATCGCTTTGCTTTCGAAGTCGCTATTGGAGTTAATTGTCAATCTGCAGAATGGGAGGAGATTTATCAATATTTAATGTCCGTTTGTAAAGGTAATTATATTGCCGGTGATTACAAAGGCTTTGATAAAACTCAACCCTCTCCTTTTACACAAGCGTCTATGATGTTTTTCCAGATTTTGGCTGAAAAAGCTGGCTGGAGCCACGCTGAACTTCGGTTCCTTAGAGCTTATGGCTTATCGTTGTGTTTTCCAATCATTAATATGTTTGGTGATATAGTACGTTTAATGAAGTCAAATCCTTGGATGTGCTGTCACAACGCCCATGAACTGCGTGGACAATTCTTTGTTTTTTAGATACGCTTTTGTAAAGGAATATCGAGCACTCAAGCTAACATATTTAGGTGAAAACCCGTTGCCGTTATTTAAAAAGTTAGTTAAATTATTGGTTTTAGGCGACGATAATGTGGGTGCTGTTGATGCTCGTGTGGATTGGTTCAATCATATCTCAATTGCAAATCAGCTCAAAACCATAGGTGTGGAGTACACGATGGCTGAGAAAGATGCCAAATTGGTGCCTTATATACCCTTTGAGCAAGTTACATTTTTGAAAAGAAAATGGGTGTATGATTTGCGATTTGAGAGTTTCGCTTGTCCTTTAGAATGGAAATCTATTGAAAAGATGTTGTTGATGTGTGTGAAAAGCAAATCTATTTCAATGGAAGAGCATGATGTTGCTGTAATTTCGGCAGCGCTTAGAGAAGCTTACCAACATGGTGACGAACAGTATGATTATCTGTATGAGATCCTGTGGGAGGCTGTTGACGCGTGTGGTTTAAGACCGTATGTAACACGTGCAACTTTTCCATCTAAAGAGCGATTATTATATGATTGGCGACGATGCTCAGTGAATGCTATGGCCCGCATGGGCAAGCCTCTTGAATTTGATACCTTAGATGATGAGCGAGAAGACGTAGAGCTTTTTGTTCAAGGCAATTCATTCGCTGAACATAGACGAAATCAGGATAGGGAGCGCAGAGTTCGCAATCTTCGGATTGAAATTCAGGATTCTTCCGAACCGAGCTCTCCAGAAGAAAATATCCGTATGACACAAGCATTCACGTTTGAAGACGTGTTTGGTACGGAAGAAGAATCCATAGTGTCTCAGGAGGAGAGGCACGGAGTTGAGAGGAATTGGCGTGAGTCGTCTACACAAACCTCAGATGATGAGAGTGAAAGTGTCGATTCAGCATACGATCCTCCAACTGGCTACTGGGCTTACCCACCTCATTTGGAAATTCCCACACGCCGTCCCCCAACACCCCGACCTGGGCAGCGTTCATTAAGAATGGTGTCTAGAGGCATTGCGTCTAACCAGTTTTTCGAAACAGAGTTTTGGCGCAGGTCATGGGATAGTCTCATTGTAAATTTTGATCACTTTTATAGGGTTGAAAGGCGCAATGTCCTCATGACTTTATGCTGGGTGTTTCCTTGTGTATGTCGACGATGTTTGAATGTTCAAGGACATCCATTGTCAGACATCTTTGGGTGTGATTCTGAAGAAGATTGCCATATGTGCAACGAGGTGTTCGGAAGAAGCCCTTTTTGTTACAGAGAAGGAGCACGGGACCATCGGTCTGTGTTTTATCTCGATCTAGAAACAGTTACTGTACTGACTGGCATGCTCTGGCCGGTAGTAATGCGTGGGTTTCTAGTGGAAAATCCGCCTGGGCGTTCCCCAGAGTCCTTTTTAAGGGATGGGTTGGCTGATTCCCAAACTGAGCAGTCTCCTGGAGAGGAAGAAGACTAGCCTCCAGGGTGTAAATTGTCTTAACAAATTTTACTCTATTTTTAAATCTGCTTCATCCCGAAATTTTTCGGCGGCGACTGGTGCCGTTATCTCCAGAGGAATCTCTATGCTTTGGCAAGAGACGCTACTCGACGGCGTTAGAGTCGAGCTTCGTGTTCAGTCGTCTGATGCGGTTATTCCCATGTCGGAAAGCTCAGACTCGGCACAAAAGCAACAAGTCACGGTGGGCTTTTTGGATCAAACCGCTGGTATGGAAGTTAAGTATGATCCTGTTCAGGATCCTAATATGCTTGCTGATTATCAGCCTGATGCCGCACTTGGCCGCTTTTTGTCCCGACCTCAGTTGGTGAAAACCATAACTTGGAATGAAACTGACGTAGCAGGAACTAATTGGACGTTTAATCCATGGCATGATTTCTTTAACTCTGCCACAACACGGAAAAAGTTGGACAACTATGCTTTTATTAATTGTAATTTACGCATTAAGTTTGTGGTGAATGCTTCACCATTTTACTTTGGATCACAGCTAGTTGCTTACCAGCCGATGGCTGGTTATTATACTCCTTCCGCTTCAACGTCTGTTTCTACTAATGCTTGGTTTATACCATTCTCTCAGATGCCACATCTTTGGATTTACCCACAAACATGTCAAGGCGGTGAAATGAAGCTTCCTTTCTTTTACCATAAAAATTGGCTCCCTTTAACAAACTCAGACACTACTAATATGGGCCTGATTACAGGTGCTGTTGTTAATCAGCTAGCGTCGGCCAACGGTGTTTCCGGAACCGGCGTGACCATTCAGGTCTGGGCTTGGGCGGAGGATGTAAAGCTAATGGGTCCTACCATCAATCTGTCCATTCAGAGTGATGAATATATTGAGGACGAACATAACGGTATTATTTCAAAACCAGCGAGTTCCGTG